CCGAGGTTTATAAAGGGGTGATAATGGTTTTTAGGTTTTGTCCAAAAATCGTCATGCAGAGAGAAAAGTATACGTATTTTGAGGTGTTATAAATTTATAGTAATTTATAGTTCCTTATAGTATAAATATAAAAAAAAATAAAAAAAATACATATTTCTCTCTCTCTACTACAAACGGAAGACAAAACCTAAAAAATAAGTAGAAGATTAAAGAACGATTATATACTACAACATATATATTAGAATAGATAGATTAGCGACTAAAAAAGTAAAAAAAGAAGCCATATTTTTTAAAGGCTTCTTTCACTCTATCCAAGCCCATTTAAGCCTCCGTTCGGAAAAAGTAAAAAAATTTATAAAGTTTAAAAATTAAAATTATAAATTATGTCACTAGATAATATTAAAAAAGAGATGAAGAGAATAACTGCTTCTGAATATAATAGACGGAGATATCTTGATAAAAAACTTCAAGGTAATGTATCATCGAATACTAATAGAAAGATGACAAGGTTTCGTTGTTGTGGGTTATGTTTTCGCAAAGATGTACCGACAGAATTTCATCATTTTAGTTATGTTCCAAACATTGCAATTGAGGTTTGTCATGATTGTCATATTGCATTACACCACAAGATTAATGATAATAAGATTGAGTGGGATGATATAATTGTTGAGAAGAAAGAGGTGAATGATGGACAACTTTCCCCAGGTTAGACGTGAGGACTTCGCAATTCTTGATAAGCTACAACTCGATACGCTGAAGAATCTAATGCAAGAATGTCACAATACGAAATGCTCTGCCTGTCCCGTCCTTGAAGAAGGTAATTGCGCACTTGGTGGAGAGCTACAGAAGTACAACAAGGACCAACCCTGCCCCTTCCCCATTCTGCAAGCCAAAAGTCGTGTCTACGGAATCGAGGTGTTCGATGAGACCGTTCTCTTGAAGCGACTCCAAGACATTTTCAAGGTCATGAGAGAATGGGCTACCGACCCGAAAGACTGCAAGTACATGATGGACTGTCTCATGAAAATAAAAGAAGAATACTTCCCTTCCATCAAGAAGAACCTGAACATCAACGTGGACATGGAAGTGCAACAAAAATTCATGGATTTTTATGATGAGGTAAAAGATGAAGCTACGCATCCAAATCAAGCCAGAAGACCAATCCAAGCCGAGCAAGTCATTGACTATCGAGGACTCGACAGCATTGACGGTGAGGAATAAGATACGGTTTTTGTATGAGAGTCTTGGCAGAGCAAGCGGTTATGCCGACATTAGGGTGTACAAGGATGAGGAGGAGAAAGAAGATGGAAAAGAAAAAGAAAAAGACACCACTTGAGCAATTTGCTTATGTTCAAATTTATTTGATTTGTGCAGTAGGTATTGGAATGCTTTGGGCTTGGCCTCTCAAATGGGCGTGGAATTATACAATGACTTATTTGTTTGGATTGCCTGATTTGACATGGCTTCATGCTTGGTTGTTATATTCGATATTGACAGGTTTGTGGAAGATAACACCAGTGTTGAAATAGTTATTCAGTGAGGAGGAAAAGGAAGATGGGAAAATTAAAAAATATACCGACATGTGACCTTGTTAAAGAGTTAGAACAACGGGAAGGTGTAGAAAAGATTATTGTTCCCGTCGAAAGTGAGCATGAAATTTGTGTCGATGATGCTATTTATAATGATGTAAGAAAAGGCCCAGCAATTATTTTGCAAATTATAGATTAAAACAGCGAGGTCGGGTAGCCAGGTCAATCCCGATGGGCTCATAACCCATTCCGAAAGGTGCAGCAGTTCAAATCTGCTCCTCGCTATTAACAACATTGGCGGTGCGGTCTCAGCGTCTGACTGGCATAAGCTGAGAAGGTAATCGGTTGCCGTGGTTGGTACTGTGATGACGGGTTACCGTCGTTCCAGGTTGTACCGATGGCAAAAGGACAAGAAGAGTGAAAGTCTCTCCACCGTCTGCCAGTCATTATCAAAGAGGTGAAACAGATGATAACTCCTGAAACAACAACCATCATCCCGAAAGAGATGCAGAGCGACGACGAAAGAAAGCTTTTCTACATTTGCAAAGCAGAAGGTCACTTACGCACAGTACTCCGGTGCTTCCTTCTACTCGTCAAGAAACAAGAAGGCATAATACCACGAATACTTGATGTAGGATGTCGCAATGAAGACGCAAGACCGTTCTTTTCAGCACTTGGGTATGGCTGGATGGGACTGGACACAGAACCTACTTGCAACTCCATAATAAAAGGGGACATGCACGACATTCCAGCAGGAGACCAATCTCTTGAGGGTGTGTTCTGCTCTCACGCTCTTGAACACTCGGAAAGTCCGTTACAGGCACTGAGGGAAATGAAGCGTATAGTCAAGCTTGGAGGGTTGTTGTTCATTGCTACCCCTGCTTATTGCGATTACCAATTATTTAATTGTGACAAGGACCACGTGAACGTGCCTACTCAGAAGCAGATGAAGCGGTGGTGCGACCATCTCGGCCTGAACGTAGTGACTTGCGGTTATTTCAAGCTTGAAGGCGAGGAGGACAGGTTCGCTAATCTCATAACGATATGCACGGTGGTGAATAGATGATATGTCCTAAACATAATGTCCAGATGAAAAAGGGGAAAGTAACTCATTACTGTCCAGAATGTGTTTCGAGAACTAGTGGTATTGGTGATAATGCAGAAACTGATAAAGCTATGAAGACAAGTCGTAATAAGTGGGGACATAGTGGGAAGAATAAATGGACTAAAGAAGGTCAGTTTGCTGGCAAGGTCAATCCTGGAAAACGGAAAAGGGGGAGGATGTAAAATGATTAACTCCCTAAACCTCTCCCTCAGTACTAACTGCACGGCAGACTGCATCTTCTGTCCTTCCAACCGTGGAGAATGCATTCCTGAGAAGACAATGACGGTAGCCACGGCATTCAAGATAATCAACGAGGTGGCTACGCCGGAGTTCCAGGAACGGTTCAAGACACAAGAGGTAGTGGTGGGGGAGAATGGTGACTTATTCCTTAATCCGAACTGGTTAGACATACTCAGGCACATAAAACGCAAATTGCCAAAAGTGAAAGTGTCCATACAGACTAACTTCTTGTTACTCACTTCTGACAAGGCAAAGACCATTCTGGAAGAAGACCTTGTCTCTCAAGTGTCTTGCAATATTGACAGTCTCGATCCGAAAGCTTACGAGCTCGCTAAGAGAATACCGTTTGAGCCAGTATGGAATAACTTCACAGAGTTCCAGCGATTAAGGGAAGAGACAGGGAGCAAGGCATTACTGGTCGTGAATATTCTCAATCCGTTCTACTACACCTTCCACATTGGGCACTTTTATTTGACAAGGCCGAAGAAAGGCAGTCCTTGCGGTTACAACGACGGCAAGGAGACGCATGACAAGCTGTTTAACGAGATACTGCGTAAGGACGACATAGTCAATACTCTCACTCCTTGTGGTTGGGCAGAGCGAGGCAGAGGTGTCGTTGATGACATTCCTGCAGAGTTCAACAAGTGCCCTTACATCAGCAGGATAGAGAACGAGGCGTTCTTTGCTCCTGACGGCACTTGGTATGCTTGTTGTCTGGACAGCAAGTGCGAATTACAAATTGGTAATGTTTATGAGCAATCAATAACAGAGATTCACGATGGACAAGACAGAAAGGACCTGTTAGAGAAGTTGCGCAGTGATGACGTAAGAACGGCAGGCGGTCCTTGTAAGGACGTGAAGTACTGCTATTGCTTAAAACTAATATAAGGAGGAAAAGAAAGATGACTGAACCAAAAGAAGAACCAAAACCGAAAGAAATGCGGGAGTTAGACCCTGATGAGCGCAAACTAATGGAAAAAAGAATGGAAAGCAACAACAAAGAGCTGGAAAGTCTGACATTTGCCAAACACCAGGCAGAACTTATGCTTTCAGAAGGCATAGACGCTGACTACTACGAGAACAAGAAGAAGTACAAGAAACACCTGAGTGCTGTAGAAAGTCAGTTGGAAGAACTCAAGTTTGTCATAGAGGTCTCGAATAAGCAGCTCAAAGAAGGAGTTGAAGTACAAGAAATACCAGAACTGGACGAGACACAGATAATAGTAACTGTGCCGAATGATATGTACGATGACGTGATGGATAGCATTACTCAGTTCGGTTGTACTGTAAAAAAGAAAGAAGAAGGTGAAGAACAATGAGAGTCGAAAGACCGAAAACGCCTGAAGAGGCTGAAGAATACAAAGACCTGAAAGAGATAACAGCAGAGAGGTTGTTCATCGACAAGGTCGCCCGTTTTGAGCAGGAGTACGTGAAAGCACACAAGCCTTTCTGTACAAAGTGCGCAATGGAAGAGTTCAGGATGCAGATGGAAAACTTGTACAACCAGATGAAGATGAAGTACAAGAGAGACTTCACAAAGAAGGAGAAGCCGTTTATTGAGTTCGCCAACAACTTCCCACTTGAGAAGTACGGCCATGAATACTTCAACTTAATAGGCATTGAACGTAAGAACATGAGACGCAGGGAAGGCGGAGACGTATGGTTCGAGCTTGTGATAAACAAAAACTATTCTTGCAAGCCATACGGTCACGGATGCACGGTTAGCACCCCACAAAGCGAGATGAACGAGGACGAGCTTGCTGAGGAGAGGAAGCGTAAGGCAGAGATAAAAGCGAAGATAGCCAGTTCCGACCCAAGCCTGCCAAGTGCAGACGAAGGAAGACTGCCTGTGGGACAACATGGTGATAAACCTGTCTTGAACCCACAGCCTGCACATCAAGTGCCTAATCCAGGGGGTGTGCCTAAATGAAATTTTTTTCTTTTCTTTTTAAAAAGAAAGAGCCTAGAACAAAGCCATGCCGTCATGTTTATGATATAGGAAAAACGCAGTATTTCAGAGACTTAAATTACAGTCTTGCTGAAAAAAAATCCATGGGTAAAACTTTTGAAGTATCAGGTACAATTATTGCTATTCGTGTCGAGACAAAACGATGTCTTAAATGTGGCAATGGATATATTGATGAAATCTTATACAAACTTGAAGGTATGTGTCATTACAAATTTCTTTGTGATATAGATGAAATAATACTTGATTCAAGTTATTGGCAAGTACGACCAAAGTTTAACAATGATGGAGACATATACTTAAACACCACACCGCTGGAGGACTGAAAATGGTAAGATACGATTCAGAAGAACTATTCTGGAAGAATGTGCATGAAGAAGCTGATGCTAAGAGCAAGATAGTCTGGGGGGCGAAAGATGACAAGGAGTTCAATATAGACACGTTGGAAGAAGCTATTTTTATCAAGAAACACCTCAGCATAGACAAGGACGACGTAGTGCTTGATTACGGCGCAGGAATCGGACGCTTAATGTTGCCTTTGGCAGAGGATTGCAAATACATTGTAGGTCTTGATGTCAGCAATGCGATGGTTACGCACAGCAGGAATTATCTGAAAGGAATCGATAATGTGCAGATGCTACTTTGTGACTCATTAGGACAAGCACCTGTCCAGCCATCAAGCATTGACAAAATATACAGTTACATAGTACTCCAGCACATTAACAAATACAAAGTATTAGCTATATTGATGAATCTGAAAAATTATCTTGCTCCTGGCGGAAAAGCATTGTTTCAGTTCCCTGACTTGTTAGCAGATGAGAGGACATTTGTAGAATATGCCAGGACGTTCGTAACGTGGGAAGAGAACAATTGTTCACTGCACTTCTGGACGCAAGACGAGGCTCGAAAGATATTCGAGTTTGCAGGATGGAAAGTAATAGACATCATTACCGAATCGCACAAGGTGGGAGAAGGTAAACAGACTGACTTCTGGGTGGTGGCAGAATGAATTTTATTTTTGCTTATGGAAACACAGTACATTATACCACACAGTACAATTATAAGTGGACAATTAATATGAACAATACTCGATGATAGAAGCTGAACCAATAGGAAAAATATATCAGTTTAACCAACAAAAGTTTTTTTCTACTGGCAATTACGAACCTCATGAAGGACAACAACAGTTCCATGATTCTACCGCTAGGTTTCGACTTATGACCTGTGGACGTCGTTGGGGTAAGTCACTGTCTGTCTCTAAAGAAGGCATGAAACAGATGGTCAAGAAGCCTAATCAGCTGGGCTGGATTGTTGCTCCGAACTACGAACTTGCTGAAAAGGTTTTTAGAGAGATTTTCTGGGCGTTCAATAAGCATTTTCCTTGGTTGGTGAAGGCAAGCAGTCAAAGCAGGGGCAATATGTTTGTGGAGCTTCACAATGGTAGCAAAGTGCTTGGCAAGAGTGCGGACAACCCAGTATCACTAATTGGTGAAGGTCTCGATTTTCTAATAATAGACGAGGCCTCTAAAATCAAGAGTGATGTGTGGTGGGAAGCACTGCGACCTACAATAGCGGACAAGAAAGGATGGGTAGTATTCATATCCACCCCTACAGGCAAGAACTGGTTTTATGAATTGTATGTGCTTGGTCTTGATAAGACCAAGAATCCTAATTATGAGTCTTGGCACTTCACGAGCTATTCCAATCCTTACCTGGACGATACAGAGATAGAAGAGGCCAGGTCTAAGACTCCGAAGGATAAGTTTCGGCAGGAGTGGCTTGCTGAGTTCCTCGAGAGTGCAGACAGTTACTTCTCTTACGACCTCATAAAAAGTTGTGTGGACGAAAGCATAGTAATGATTGATAAGAGATATCACCCGAAGCATAGGTATTACTTAGGTGTTGATTGTGCGAGAATGGGGGAGGACGAGAGTGTACTGATGGTACTTGAACAACAAGCGTTTACTAACAAATTACAGATTGTGTATATCGAGGTTTGGGAGACCAACACCATTCCTCAATTGAGTGGTCGTGTGAACTATCTCAATTCTCGTTTCAGATTTGAGAAAATGTTTATTGACATGGCAGGTCTCGGCTCTGGAGTGTTTGACAATCTTAATATTGTGATGCCAGGAAGGGTGATTGGCTGCAAGTTTACGCAGAAAGAAAAACAGGACATTTACAGCAATCTCAAAATATTGATGGAAGACGACAAGCTAAAATATCCGAATAATCGCAAGTTGTTAGAGCAGATGCGTGACCTGCGGTATGAGACCATGCCAAGTGGTGACTTAAAGATTCATCATAGTGAGTACGGGTTTGACGATTATCCTGATGCACTGGCACTGGCTTGCTCAGGCATTATCCAGACATTTACTTACAATCCATCACTATATTAAACTATATAGCAAGAAAAAAGCTTTAAATAAGAAGTTCGCCTATAAGAATAGTATGAGGTGCTCGAATGACCTTGTTCACCATAAATGTACAACCGCCAACAACTACTGAAAGTGCACCAGTTGCTACTGAGCATAGAGGTGTGACTGTTCCTACATCAACTGTTCCTACTTTTCCTAAAAAGATTAGCATATATTCCAGTGGCAAAAAAGTTCCTATGAGTCAAGGCATAATTGACATCATGGAAGAATTCAAAGGCAAGGTCTTTGACCAGAAGGTCCAGCTTCATAAGAATAAGATGAAGGACGCTGTTGACCACCCCTTCAATTTCGACATTCTACTCAAGCTATACAAAAAGTTCGGTCTTGTCACGGCAATCGTGGACAAGTACGTGGACTTCATTGTTGGTAGTGGCTTCACAATCAAGACGGAAGACCCGAAAGCTCAGAAGATAATTGATGACTTCATTAAGGACAACCATTTCGAGAATCTTATGAGACAATGGATAAAAGAAGCTCTTCTGACAGGTAATGGTTATCTCGAGCTGGGTGGTTTGAAGGACAAAGTCCCGACGGAAATGAAGATATTGTGCTCTCGTAATATGTTTATAGCTCGGAATGACAAAGGTGTTCTTACTGAGTATTTTCAGTACAACCCGTCTTTGTTCGGGCAAGACCCTGAATCATTCGAACCTTACCAGATAGCGCACCTTTCAATAAATCGAATAGGTGATGACGCTTACGGTACGGGAATCATATATCCAATGCTCCATGTAATCAATGACTTCATCAAAGCAAGGAAGGACATGCATACGATACTGAAACGAAAGGCTAATTCTCCATTGTGGGCAAAGCTTGGTGATGCAGAAAAAGGAATAGTTCCGACACCAGAGGCGGTTGCGGACTATGGAAAGACCATGGAGTTCATGAATGAGAAACAAGAATGGGCTACAGACCCTTATGTGAATTTCGAAGTTATTGATTTCGGCAATGTTGGAGAAAAATTTGTTACAGTGCTTGAACAAGATTTAAAGATGATTAGCGTGACCTCTCAAGTACCTGAGGTCTTGCTCGGCTACGGAAACATTCCTGAAGGCTTGGCGGTTGAACAAAAGGAAGCGTTTGAAAAAAGAGCACACTCATTCCAGATAGACATTGAGAAAACGGTCGAGACCGACATTTTCTCACGTGTTTTATTGTCAGACGACATAGGCACGAAAACCGAGTTTGTCTGGGGTAGACCGAGCAGAAAGGAAATACAAGAAGAGATCACAAAAATCACTGAACTCCTTAAAAACTTTATGATTACAGACGACCTTCGCTATAAACTCGAGGACAGGCTGTATGAACTACTGGATTTTAAGGCACGGGAAGAGACACCGGAAGAAGAGAAGAAAAGAAAGGATAACGAGCCACAACCAACTGTTCCGGGGCAAGAAGCACCTGGTACGAAACGATTTCCGCCAGACAAAGAAAAACCGAAACCAAACTCGAACAATTCCGAGGAAATGGGGTATGACATGATAACGCATTGTCAATGCAAAGGATTAAGCCCTGATATGATTCACGAGGACTTGCAAACAGACTATTCACTTAGAGAATGGGTTGGTTTTGACTATGATACCTTTAAACAAAAGATTGTGCAGTTTCTCAAAGAAGATGATTTCAAGTTTCTCGCTGCACGTGACCAGTTAGAAGAGCTGGCAGGAAGATTATCAGTTGGACAGGTAGACAAGCTCAGAAAAGTGATGATAACTGGTTACAATGATGGCAGTAGCATCAATGAGATTGCCAAAAACATAAGAGAGAAGGTGAAACCGAATGTCTTATACGCAACAGACGAAAAGGGTAATATTCTCAAGAAAAAAAATGGTTCACCTTATGTTCTTGCATCAGAAAAAGTCCGGCCTTATGTTATCGCCCGTACTGAAGCTGTTCGTTCAGCTGCCATTGGCAGCTTAATGCAATATAGTGATGAAACAGTAGAGAAGGTACAGTTTGTTGCTGCAATAACAGACAGGACTTGTCCGACGTGCATGGGATTGTCAAATAATATTTATACGTTAAAAGAAGCGAGAGATATAATACCTGTGCATGTAATGTGTCGTTGTACGTGGATTCCGGTGGTGGCATTATGAAATTTATAGCAGGTAATTAATATGGTTTTTTTGGGTGGTTATATGGAAGATGTAGTGAAAGAAGTTAAACCCACAACTGAAATACTTAAACGTCCAAAATGTGCAATCAAAAACTGTCCCAATGATGCATTCATAGAATTTGTTGGGAAATGGGTCTGTGGTGACTGTGCCATGAAGAAGGATGCAGAATTGAAACGAAGGGTCTGGGATGAAGAATGAACAACAATACAATACATGGAAAGCGAAGCATATTCATCTGTCCTAACTGCAGGAAACGTATAGTTTTCATGCCAGGAAATTCTGATATTGAGCACGAATGCAATTCAGGCAATAAAGTAGTGGACCAAGAAGATGTGCTTGTAGTTGGTGATTGGGAAGATTACTCAGGCAGTGGCAAAGCGAACCTTCCAAATTATCAAGGGATTGAAAATAAGCTCCAGGTTACTGATGCAGGTATAAGAGGTGCGGACGTAGACCCAGTAACCAAGCGAGGAAACAAGGCTTCCACTCACAGACAAAGACAGCATATTGAGTTCATAAAGACCGATTAGCTATATAGCAAGAAAAAAGCTTTAAATATCAATTCTATCATATTCTTCTGTAAGAGGTGACACAATGCCTAAAAAGTTCGATACCATGCGTGATTCAATCAAAAGAACTCTTTCTGGACAGAAAAATCCAAAGACCGGAAAGCCGTATACAGACAGTGACATTTATGCAATAGCAACAACTGCATACAAGAAGAAGTACGGGACAGTGCCAGGAGAAAAAGCAGAAGGGATTGTGGTTGCCGAAAATGTGAAGGTTCAATTCAACGGCTATGTAGAGGTTATAGAATGACTGAAGAGGAAGCCAAATCAGGAGCGAATAAAACAGAGAAAGTTGTTGCTGAGAATGTAAAAGTTCATTTTGAAGGATATGCCGAGGTTGTAGAATGATAGAAAAAGGTCAAAAGGCGAAGGTAAAAGGTCTGGCTATTGAGGCAGGCATGAGCCGTAACAAAATAAAGTACACTGATGAGGAACTCATGGGTGGAAGCGAAACGCTTGAAGGCGTTACAATCCTTAAAGACCACAATGCTACAACGGATAACAGTATAGGATTAGTAGAACGACAATCCTACAGTGAAAAGAAACAGTTGTATGAAGGTTGGGTCGAGGAAGACGGCACTAATCTTGTGCAAAAGATTCGTGATAAACGTCTGAAGGTTAGTGTTGGAGCTATGGTGAAAAAGCTCGTGCGCGAGAAGGAAGACGACGATTTTCTTGTGGCCAAAGGCATACACTATATGGAACTCAGCACTACACCAACACCAGGAATACCGACAGCGAGTATAGATACTGAAAGTGGTACAAGCAATGTTGTTGAGTGTTTCGACATGAAACAATTACAATCATCACTCACTGAGAATGAAATAAACAATATTATAGAGAGTTGTGCCATTCTTAATGAATCTGATAATGAGGGACGAGGTGATAATATGAATGAAGAAGAAAAGCTTGCAGCTGAAAAGGCAGCAGCTGAAAAGGCAGCAGTTGAAAAACTTGCGGCTGAAAAGGCAGCGGTTGAAAAGGCGGCAGCTGAAAAAGTGGCAGTCGAAAAGGCTGCAGCTGAAAAAATTGCAGCTGAAAAGGCGGCAGTTGAAAAAGCAGAAGCTGAAAAAGCAGCGACTGAAAAAGCAGCAGCTGATAAGCTTGTGATTGAAAAAGCAGCGACTGAAAAGCTTGTAGCTGAAAAAGATATTTTAGCAAAAGAAGTCCAAGCACAAAAGGACAAGATAGCTGAGATGGAAACAG